CCCCCAGCCATAATTGATTGGTAAGCCGCTTGGTTAAGTGCTTCATTTTGGTTGTCTTGTAAGTCGTTCATTGCCCTTTGGTATGCTTCCGAACCGACCGGCAAACCTTTGTTTATTAAACTTGACTCCAAGTCTTTTGTTTGCTGTTCAAACAGCGGCGTCAGCTTTTCCAATGCGGCTTGATATGTCGCATTTTCCATGCGCTGGCGGGCTTCATCTGAACCGTTAACACTGAACGTATAATCGCCCATGTTGCTTAATTGATTGCTTGCATTTGAAGCATAATCAGTAAAGTTTTCAAGCGTGGTGTCCACGTTTGAGGTATCTACACTGTCCAAATAGCTTAAATATTGCTTATATGGCTTTGTACTTTGTTTTGGTGTTTTGCTTTTTCCCATAACCACTTGCACTCCGTTTTCAACATTCCTAAAACATAGCAATCCGCGCCGTTTTCTCTATATTGCCGAAGTAGCCCCTCAATCTTAAAGCCTAGCCCTTGAGCAAGGTTCAAGCTTTTATGGTTATCTTTGCTTATGAACACATTTGCACGCCTGCAATTCATTAAAGTAAAGACGACATTAAATACATATTTAACAACCGCCCTTGTACACCACCGCTTGTTTGTGCTGTAAATGGTTAACCATACATCAACATTTGGCCGGTGGTCGTTTAGAATAATCCCCGCTAGTAATATTGTGCCAGCCCACACGCCGATTGTCAAATTTGCGCCGTAGTCGGCCACATCATCGCCCAAACCGGCACAAACCCACTTTAATACTTCACCGGTGGTGTCCGGCTTACAATATACCGGTGCCGACTTCATATCGCATGCCGGTTTCATACCACTCAATTTTATTGCCCCTTGTTTTGGTTTTAAACACAACACTAACATTTGAACCAACAGCGGAATTTGCCACCCACTGGCTGTTTACACGCATTGCATTTGTTGACCACCACTTGCAACCGGTGTCCACGCCAATTTTTATGTTTGACCATGTGGCCACATTCCACAAACTGCCACTGCTTGTGCCAACATTGGCTTTGTAGTCAATATCACGTTGCTTAAAATCAGTGTTGGTGTAAATTGTTAGCCTGTAAGGCACTGAACATTTAGTGCGGGGGTTAATTAACCCTATTTTCTTAATTGCCGGTGTGCCAAAGTTGTTATAAGCCTGTTCAACAACCCCCTTTATATCTTCACCGTCATCAGAAAAGCCGTCATCATACTTATAAATTGTTTCATCTGAACCAAAATATAACTCATCATTATACACGCACCAACAAAAAGCGCGTATGTTTGTGAACCGGCACCATGCGCCAGTGTTGACATTTATTACATGCTGTTCAAACTGTTTATCAACAGGCACATTAAATAAGGCAAAGCCCTTTTTGGAATAAATAACACTTTGCCACCCGCGTTTTTTCTTGTTTCCTTTTGTGCGGTTCAAAACAAGCCCACGGATCACATCAGAAAATATGCTTGAAGTTTCACCGCTGTTGCTTATTGAAAGCATTTTGCCCAATGGCATGTACCCGTCTTCTGTTATTACCACAATATCACCTTGGTACTTCATGCAGCAATTTAAGCCCACCGGTTTTGCTATTCGGTAGCTGCCTTTTAACGCCCAATCGTCCGGATCATTCGGATTTGAACCGGAATAAACAAAAACCTCCCCTTCACTGGTAATAAACACCGTTAAATCGTCAATGCCTTGGCCGCCGTCAAGCGTCCAGTTTGCAACGGCCACCAATTCACCACCTAACTTTGAAACTTGGCTAAAATCAAAACTGCTTAAAGTTCCTTGAATATCGCCGGCCCCACCATACCAAACTTTTAAAGTTCCTTTTTCAACAAACCACAAGCGCTCTTTTGAAACAGCGCCGGCAATAATGTTGGATTGCGTTAAACCGGTGCCGCTAAAACCCCATGTGCCTATTTGGTCATCATTGTTGCTGTCCACATAAAAGGCAAGCGGGGTGTCGTTGCCGTTCATAAAATAAAGGTAGTTTTTATATTGCACGGTTTGGCAATCGCTATTGGTTAGGGTTACGCCCAAATCAACCGCGCTTGTGCCGCTTTTTACATCAAAAATCTTGCCGTCGTAAACCGCCAGCATGCGTGTGCTGTTAGGTATGTTGTAGCTTACAATTGCCCGCACACCCACACGATCCGTGCCTAGCTTGTTATATACTGAATATCCATTGCGCAAAACAACCGTGGTGTCGGTCGGTATGTAATTATCCATGGTTATTGCAAACAGCGGTGCCATTGCCGATATAGCGTCGCGGGCGTTTAATCCCTGAATTGGTGCCGGAAGTATTATGTCACGGCTTTTGGCCGCCCTATTCACCTGACGCAACAATGACATTTGCAATATCCCCCATATCTTCAAATGTTCCGCCCCCCAAAGGTATATTTTGAGTTGCCAAACCTACACCAAAACGCTTTTTCAATTCGCGCTGGTACTCGTTAAATTCTTCCGTATAATCCAAACCGGACCGCTTCAACCAACGCCACAACACGCCAAGTTTAACAATGTGTTCATCAAAAATTGGCACATCATTATTTTTGGTTAGCACGGTTTTTTCTTCCATGGTTTTATTGTCCAGCACAATGTTTGCTGAACGGTAGGTTAAGAAAATGCGCCAAGCTTCCGGCTTATTCAAGAAAACAATGCGGTCTTTTTGAATTTTGAACTTCACATCGTCACCAACCTTAAAGCATTTTTCAGCGGCCCACTGTTCCGGCGTGATTGCGCCGATTACTTTTTCTTGCCTATCCCTTACATAAATTGTGTTTTGCAACAAACTGTAAAAATCCGGCGCAATACTGGCCAAGGGATAAACACTTTGCCCCTCGCTGGTATAAATAGCAATGCCTTTGGTTAGTTCTTGCCAATCGCCGTACCGCATAAGGCTGTCAAGTTCGGTTTTTGCCACTGAAAGCCAAATTTGGTCGTTCATGCTATCATCGGCAAACAAATCTGTTGGCCTTTGTGTGGCCGCCATGTCCGCCGCTTCTTGGCATATTTCAAGTATTGTTTTCATTTAGGCTGTCCTTTTCCAAATATTAAGGGTTAAGGTTGTTGAAGTAGCCACACCGGTTAAACCTGAAGTTGAAACATCTTGCACAACGCCAAAAAATCCCTCGCGGTTGTTTTCGCTGCCAGCCGGTGAACTGCTGACGCTCTTGTTATATGCGCCACTTTGGAACAAACGCGCGTTTGAATCATGGGAGTGGTTACCCATTAAACCAACATTTGTTTGGCCGTTGGTTAAACCAAGGGTTTTGCCTGTACCTTTTACTCCAACCGTGCTGTCAACGTTGGTCACAACCTTTGTTGCAACCTTTGTCCATGTTGAACCGGCAATCAATGTTGAAAGCGGGCAAGTGCCTTGTGTGCCAACATACATTGAGCCTACCGGATAAAGGTTTGAAAGCATGGTGTTTACCGCGGTTGTTATTGCCGCGTTTAATGTTGAACTTGCACTGTCCAACTGGCCTTTGTTCACCGCGTCACTTGAAGCCGTGCCATTGGCCAAATTTGTTATTTTGAAGTTTGCCATGTCAAGCGCACCTTCCATGGCCATGGAACCATCGCGCAACATGCAACTGCTCAAGCCGTTTGCTATGTCGTCGGTGTCTTCATCAACCCTGTAACTATCAATTGAAATGCCGTCTTGCCGGTCTTGCTCCCAGCTATGAATGCGGTTAAATGTTCCTGTATTATCAAATGGCATTTGTTAAAATCCTTTCACATATCCGGTGGTTATGTTTGCATTTACTTCTTTTTCAAGGCCAAGTGCGATTTTTTCGTCGGCAATTTCTTTTTGCATAACGGCTTCATCGTGCGCCATGGCAAGTTTTTCTTCTTCAATTTGCTTTTTAACTGCCAATTCTTCACGCTTGATTTGGTTTTGCTCCTGTTTAATGGCAAAGTCTTGTTGGTTCTTTTGTGCCGCAATTTGGTTCTTGGCCATATCGTTTTGAGCCTTTGCTTGCGCTTCCTTGTCTTCTTCATCAGGTGCGCTTGGTTGTGCCAATTGCTGGCTTATGCCGTTAAACACTTCATCAATTACCGGTTCAAACTGGCGTGTATTTGGCAAGGTTGCAACCACACTTTGCACCATTTGTTTGTACAACGGCAACAGCAACGGTTGTGCGCTTACAAATTCAAATGCTTGCGTTACCATGTTGTTTATAATTTGCACCGCTTCAATTGTTTTTTGGCCTATTTCGTCTTGGTTAAAGCTTGTGTCGGTTTCAACACCAACAATTAAGTTGCGGGTTTTATCTTCACGCAACAGCTGAATTGCGGCGGCGTTTATTTGCGGATCACCGGCACCGGCAAACTGGGCTAATGTTTCCGGTTGGAACAACTCGCAAATCATTTCTGCTTTAATTTTCAACAAATCATTTATAAAACGCTGCATGTCATTTTGGCGGTCTTGGTTGCGCAAGGTGCCAAAGTTGGTTTTTTTGGTTACGGCGGTCGCAGTTTCCGTTGGATCACTATTGCCGCGCATAATATCTGAAACGCCGGTTATTTCGTAAATCTGTTGAATTACATCTGCACGCTGTTGCGCCAGCGCCCCCAATGCTTCAACATATTGGGCAATCGGCATAAAATCAATGATTCCGGCCAAACCGCCGTTGTCGCGCAATTTGTCAAAATCGCCAACGCTTATTAACTCGCAATCCTTGGCCAAAATGTTTGCTAATTCAGGAAAACTGTTGTCATAACACCCACTTACTTTAATTGCCTGAAGGGTTGACTTCATTCTTTGGGTTATGCCGTCAAGTTCAGCCAGCATTGGTTTTATTTGAATATAATCCGGCACCGGAATTAAACTGTCATTTGTAAGTGTGCAAAAAACAGGCCTTGGCATAGGAAACCCGCCCACCAAGTCGGGCAACTCGGTGCGCTTCAGAATTTTTTGCTTAAAATCTTTGCAAATATACAAAACGCTCTTGCTGGCTTTATCCCAAATTTCATATACCGTGGTGTTTTTTTCTTCTTTGTCGGTTTTATCAGCAATGTAAGCTTCAAGTTCTTTGCCAAATTGGGCAACAACTTCTTCTTTGGTCATGTGTACCACGCGGGCCACCCACTGGCACTCTTCCCAAACACCCACCTTTTGGCTGTCAGCGATAAAATCGGCCGGATCAATATATTTGGTTTCTATTTTTTAAATCAT